TCACCATATTCATCATATTCATCGATACCAGCTTGAATTAAAGAATCGATTTTAACTGGTTTATCTGGATGCGAATGACAACGGCGTAATAATGGATCATTTAAGACTTTACTTCTAACGGGTGCTTTCATTTTAAAACTCTAAAAAAGGTGTAATCGAATGTTACTGTGCATGTGATATATTCATCGTCACTAGAAGTCGTCAAGAATGTTAACCCACTGACAGACACAGGATGTAAATCTATAAATTCGAATGTTCTGATGACATTATTATTTGGAGATAAAACCAGTAATGTAGCATCCGAATAATGATCTAAATGTGAAAATTTAGTTGTTAATTCAGGTGGAAGGATTTCATTAAATGTTGAACCCATTATCCATTTATACATCGCAAGATAATTAGTTAAATCCGCATCTACCATAAATTCTAAATTGAATGAATCGAATGTTGGTGTATCACCCACCAAAGGCACATTAACCTTTGGTGTATTCATTACTGCAGATGGTAAACTGATACCAGGTAATTCCACGGATTGACTGAAATATAATAATTCTGGAGCTTTTTGTAATGTAAATTGGAATCCGTTGGAACTTAATGGATTCACTACATTTTGCGTCGGAGTAATTGCACTACCCATTTGTACTCCACAATTTATGATGAATATAAACTACTGTAGTCAAAGAAATGACCCCAATCATCGTTCCGATAATTCCTAAAATGATAAATGTAGATGAATTCGCAATAGATAAACCTAAAATCAATATAATAATAGAAATGATAGTTGTACCTAATGCAAATGCACCAATATCAACAAGCGATTCGTCGTCTATTGTCTTTAACATGTTTCAATTCCCAGATAAATACTTGTAATGATAATAATGACAATCCGCCTAACATGATATAACTACCTAGAATAGGTTCTAGTAAGATAGCGATGAGTAATCCAATAAAAGTTAAACTTGAATATGTGGCGATTGTGTTTTCTGTTTTTTTCATGATTCTTTTTCCTTTGTGAGGGTGGGTTCTTGTTTAGTTTTCCTTGTGGGAATACCAATAGTATTTAAAGTTGGAATACTATTTGGTGTTTTGATTAAATCTACTACCGTACGAATAACGTATATAGCAGTTACACAACCCATGAATGTTTTAATCGTCATCGCAAGGTTAATTCCGATTTCTAACATGATAAACGCTCCAATAAATTAAAATTTGATTATACTTTAAATTTAGTCTGTTGTAAACCTTATTTTAAATCCCTCCTAGAAACCAATCAATTGAATAGCAATCGTATCTTGGATAATCGATAGATTGTTTATTGATTTCCACGATATCGTACAATCTCATTTTACCACGAACTTTCTTTGCAAGTAAAGAAATAAATTCTACATTTCCACCAGATTGTGTTTTCATAAACTTTAATATAGAAACTACAGAATCTCGTTCAATCGAATCATCTAATTGTTTAAGCGAATACAATTCTAAAATATTATTAGATTTACTTTTCCTAGCTATAATAGTGGATAACTGAAGCAATTCCAACATCTGTGAACGATAAATTATAATAATCATTATCTGAACTCCACTTCAATCTTAGTTTTACTTTTTCACTTATAACTAGCTAACTTCCTAAAGTAAATTGAATTCCAAATCACTTCCTCGATTTTATCCTTATCCGTTACAAATACTTCATCAACTACTGCACTATAAGTCTGTCCAGTTTCTATATTTGAAAACATTACAACCAAACCATCAACAGTTACATTAAACGTTTTTACTTTCATTTTATCACCTACATTTAGTTTCTTTTTAAGTTGTGATAATTATAGTTGATTAGTTATTGGTTGTCCAGGTTTATTTTTGTGGTTTCTAAGAATCATTGTGAGTAAGGATTAAAAGTAATGATTGATGAAAAGCAACAAGAAAAAGATAAGACTATTTACCGTAGCGATAGCGTAGGTAAACAAAATACGCGATAGCGTAGTTTGGTACAAGACTAGAGATCGATCTAGATCTTTCTCTGAATGATTCTTGGACGTCTCTTCAAAAGCATTATACCACTAGAATAAAACAAAGTAAAACTTTATTTGTAGCATTAAAATCTTACTTTGTTGAATAGCAACAGCTGTTTACACGCAGTGTAAACAATACCTACGCTAAAGCTACGGTATGAGTAATAGGTTTTATAGTTAGGTTCTAGAGATCAGTCTTGGACGTTCTAGATCTGATCTCAGAATGATTCTTGGACGTCTCTTCAGGAGCATTATACCAAACTAGAAAACAGAAGTAAAGTTTTCTAGGAAAATAAATCACGGTAGAAACCATTATTATCAGTTGTTTATTGAACTACTACTTATCCAGGTTCTAAAACAACAACTGTTCTTAACTGGTTAGAACAGCGAGAACAGTGGAATATACAAGATCCAACTATACACTTATAACCCTATTTGGAACACAAAAAGAAATATCCAATACATATAACTTTACTCCTAGTATGTTTTAAATTATAATCTAAAATAATTTAAACGCATTTTTACATTATGGAAACATCATATTACCTTTAGGACAAATATGATGTTGTTCCGTATATCCAAGATTCGTATTTTTATTATTCAGTTCTATACATCTATTGATAAATTTAATATAGATTTTTAGTTGACGTTCGTTATGTGGTTTGGTTGATAAAATTTTATAAATATCCATGTGAAGCTCCTTTGTTAAAATAGAAAGTTTTACTGTGGTTAGATGCGCTAACATCATGAACCACTTTTCATTTTATTTAATAAATTTTGAACATAAGAAACCCGCTATAGAATTTACTCTATAGCGGGTTTCTTTTTAAGTTATGTATGAGTTCAAATTATAAACTAAAGTTTTACTTTAACAAAATAACGTAACCCATTGATTCCTAACTCAAATTTTGTACACGGCAAGAACGGTAGTAGAAATTTGAGTTACGTTGCAAACCAGAGTCGCCAGTAGAAACTGTAGAAGTAGCGAATGGATTTGCTGTCATGCCATAACGAGTACTGAAACCGATACGTGGTTGAAAGTTATTCGGATCTTGAGCTCTTACCATTTGTAATGGAATATATGGACAGAAAAATAGGCCCGCATCAAAATTACTTGGACCTTTATAACCAACAACGAAGTATTGGTCGTTGCTTAAGTTACTTGAATAAGGGTCGATATAAACTTTCATTTTGCTGTTAAGTACACCAGCATAAGTAGTAGAAGTGTCGTCGATGTTCAAGTTAGCTTGTGCTTGTAATGCTGGTGCGTAATCTAATGCGCCCGCCATTGCCAATGCAGATGCGACGTCAGCAGAACAGATAAGGAAGTTACCGCGACCGCGACGTGTTAATTGACCGATAGCGTTTGCTTCGCGTTCAATTTGGAATAATAAGCCTTTGAATTTCTCTGCTGACCAACGACCGTTTGAATCTGTATCTAAGTCGAAGATGCCTTGTGTTGTTGTACCGTTTTGACAACCTTGTTTAGCAGCGATATAGATTGTACGGATAATTTCGCGGTTTTGTTCTGCTAAGATTTCAGTTGATAAGATGTTGATCAATTCTGATTCAGCGTCTAAGCCGTGAACTGCTTGAAGATCTTGTGCTAATTCGTTACTGTATTCTGCTTTCAATGCGCGTGTTTTCGCTACAACGTGAGTTTTTTCGATACTGAAAGACATTTCGTTGAAAGTAGGCATCGCTTCTTTCACTGCGGTTGGCATTGCATTACCAGTGTTATAACCAGTTGCACCAGGATATTGGTCTGTTGCGCCGTTGCGTTGTGAAGTGACGTCTGCTGTATTAGCGTCGCCATCGAATAAGTTATCTGTATAACCAGAGTATTCGGAATCTGCTTCGTTGTATAATGCTTCTTGACCGTTTTGTGCGCCGTAACGAGATTTCATCGCGAAGATAAGACCAGTTGGTTGTGTCATTGGTTGTACGCCACAAACGTCATAAGCGATCATTTGAGGTGCGGTACGACGAACCAAAGAAACTAGGATTGGATCGTAACCAGCTACGGTACCAGTTGCTGCACCTGCGCCACCTAAAGCGATACCTGTACCGCCGCTGTTAGCTGGAGCTGCTTCGAAAAGGCCAGTAGAGCGAGCTTGTTCTGCGTTTGCGATTGCTTGGTTTTCTAAAAGAACTGCGGTAACTTCGCGGCGATATTTGTCTTTAATTGGTGCAAGGCCTTCGTGTTCTAAGATAGGGGCCCATTTTTTGATTAAGTCAGGACGAGTAGTCATGTATAAATTTCCTTTTTATTAGTAATATAAATTATTTAAAGTATTGTGAAATTGAAGAAACATATTGTGCTACTGACGGGTCAATAACTGCTTCTGAAAGTGGTTGTACTACTGGTGCATCCGAAACTACAAACTCATTTACTTTTTGGATAGTTTTTGTTGTAGGTTTGAAATAATTTTCTTTGATAACTGCTAATTTCGAACGGAATGTTTTTTCATCATGGAATGAAATTTCTTCTGTTAGAGAATGGAAACGTTCAGATTCCGTATCAGTAAGGTCTTGTGTAAAATCATCTGCAATTGCGAATTTTTGAGCTTCGTTTAATTGTTTTTTGTATTTGATAGATGTATCTACAGCTTCTTTAAGACTTACTTTTAATTTTTCGATTGTTTGGTCTTGTTCATAAACTACGTCTGCTTGTTCAGTGGGTAAATCGATAAAATTAGATTCGAATAAAGATTTAAGTCCAGTGATGAAACCTTCTGTAATTTCTGATTTTAGTCCAGATTCGATAGCCAAAGTATTTTGTTTAATGTATTCTGAGGCTGTATAATCAAGATAAGAATCTACTGTTTCGCTTAAAGTTTCTTGATGTTCATTGAATTTTTCTTCGAAAACATATTCAAGATAAGCGTGTTTAGAAGAGAATTCTTCGTCTAAAGCGTTAAATTTTTCTTGGAATGATTCGTCTAATTTCGTGAATTTAGATTCGAACATTTCACTGATAACTTCTACTTCTGATTTTGCGCGAGCCACTACTGCAGATTCGAATGCTTCTGCTAATTGAGCTTGTAATTCTGGAGTAATACCAGTACCTTCTAGGATAGAATCAAAAGAAACAGGAGCAATTTCTTCGCCTGTTTGAATCGACTCTAACAATTTTTGTTTGATAGTCATTTAGGTTCCTTTTAATAATTAGTTTTAATTATTTAACGTTATTTAAAAATGCGTGGAATGCTTCCATACAAACCCGTTGTAAATCTTTAGATGGTGTTTCTAAAATAGTTTGTTTGGTTTGTTCTACTAATCTTGGTTCGTAATGTCCATTAACGAAAACCCATTCTGCACCTTCCATGATTCCATTAACCC